TGCACTCTGTTAGTCAGTAAATAGAAATGGTGCGGTTGGCGGGACTTGAACCCGCACGAGCGTTAGCTCACCACCCCCTCAAGATGGCGTGGCATTTAAAGTTCACACACAAAACTTATAAATACAGCAATTATCTAGCTCGATTACTAGCGTATCTATTTATATTTCACTATATTTTTATATAATATGATGTCAAAATGATGTCATATATACATTTATATTTCTCGGATAGAATAGTGGAGTCCAAAGAATTTGATAAGCTTCAAAACATTAGATCTACAATATCTCCTTGGGGCAGGAATCAGTAACGATTTATCGCTATTAATGTATACCGCCTTTACATTTTCTTTCCAAACAAATTCAGGGAAATGCTCAGCTAATCCCAAAACTTCCCAAGCCTCTCTGTCAACAGCAAGTATCCCTTGACCTAATTCCCTTTGCATGGAACATATTACGTCCCACGCTTCAGCATAGTTCGACACGGGCACTGGGCCCCTCATAAAATGTGGATTACAATTAAGAATTTTCAGCATTACTCCCACCTCCTATTATTACCCTAATTACACCATATTTTTAGATTGTATGCAATAAATTAAATATAAAAAAAAAGACCTTACCAAGTTATATCCTGGTAAGGTCTTTTATATAGTCAATCCATGAGTCCACCTGCTCATGCTCAGGAGATGTATGGATCACCTCTCAGTCATCGACGAATTGCCCCTGCCAATCCAAATACACCGCTTACCACGGCCCATGTGTCACGTTGCCGTTTAAGGCGCTGTTCGGTTCGTTTGTTGCGTTTGATTTGTTCTGTCAATTCTTCTAATGAGGTCGAGGCTTCGTTCAATTTCGCTTCTTGCGTTGTCAAGAGATTGGAGGCTTTCGTTAATTCTTGCCCCTGTTTCTCGTTGATTGCTTTGAGCGCGTTCAATTCCTTCGTCCGTTCTTCGTTGATAATCTTCAATTCTGTTAATGCTGTTCCCTGCGTCGCGGTTAAGCTGTTGGCTTGCTGCAATGCTTTCTCGGAGTTGTTGATTGAGCTTTCTGCTTTCATCAAGCGCCCTTTGAGTTCGTTCCAACTGCTCACGGGTACGCTGATAGTCGGCTCTTGTGTCGAGGTACCCTCCGATGAGGCTGCATGCGAAATAGATGGAAATAATGCTAAGCACACCACAAATAACACGCTTAAGAGTAAACGCAGATATAACTTTGTTCTTGATAGTTTCATACATGGTAACTCCTTCCTAAATTGTACTACCCCACTGAGCACCCCACCATCGAGCGGTGCCACGTAACCAGTCACCACCACTCCATCGTTCGTCGCCCTCATGGCACACCAAGAGGTCCCATCGGTCAACGTTGGAGTCTGGGCCGTACGTATTATTTGGATAGCCCGTCGGATCTAAATAATAGAGGTCCAATCCGTCCCGATTATCTGCTGCTTCGGCGTGCGTCATCTGATGTTGTAGGTCAAGTGGCACACCTGCATTAATAGTAAGCACCGCCATAATTTGTGTCATAGTGGCCAACTGTTCTTTTGTTGGTGGTTCACTACCTAGGTTATTTTCACTGACTGCATCCCAACACGCTTCAATGGCAATGCCTACAGCGTTACTATTGCGCATATAGGTGTGTTCCTTATAATCGGTTAAGGCCTCTATATCGGTCCACATTGTACCTGCTCGGTCGATGTTGATATGGTAATCTGTGAAGTGCTTACCACCTTTTACCCCTGTCCAATGATAGTACGCCTTTTCAATTTGGCCATAGGCATCTAGCGCTAGGTCTTTTAACTCGTCCATTGTAATTTGTCTAAACATTTATTTCCCCCTCTCGTCATGGTTAATATCATCCTCTAATTGTTGTATGCCAGGTCTGTTCATAGGCAATGTATTTGGTTCCTCAAGCTTATCTGGAATCCCGTTATGGTTCTTATCGATGAACATGCCACACAATCCAACAATGGTCATAAGCACTGATGGTACGAATATATGGTCAATTATAAGAATACCCTTATCGATAAGCTGATTCGCTTCAGGGGATACATACCCCTTAATCGTCGATAGCACATACTGGGCAACGACTAATATCATCGGTACTAGCATGACGAGGACCAATGCCCTCGTTGCTAATACACCTGTTGGCCGTATGCCAGCTATTCGAATGGACTTATATGACCGCTTAATGCGGTTAATAATCGCTAGCTTATCCATTACCCCTCCATGCCTTTATGATTTCAATCGTATATTGAAATATTTTTCCTATATCAATTAGGTCATCTTCAACCATTTCACGTAGGTTTTCAATAATAGACCAACACTCAGCGAAGAATGGTATCAGCATAAATGCATAAGAGAATATATGGTCTAAGAATAGATTGGTGTTTGGTATTGGGATATCAGGTAATGAAATAAATACAATGGATAGTATCATCCATGCCGGATATTGTATACATAGTTTCTTTAATAGATCACCTCTAAGGCGCTCACTCATTAAATATCTACGCCGTTCACCGGTAGTTTCATCGATATACCTACCTTTTCCCCATCCATACCAGGTCAATGTTGTTAGTAGTGTAATAGGATTATTAGGCCTGTGATTATCTTTGTTATACCGCAACACTTCTGCAGCAATCCGCTGTATTGTGTCCACAAATAACAATGTAGTGGTTAAAATAATCACTACCCCCATACTGACTATATGTTCATGCGATATACCACTGATGAGCATGATTAAAATATCATTAAGAATATCCATTCACTCCCCCCATGCCCTTATGATTCTTCATCTAAAGCCATTAAATCATTGTGCACGCATCCTTCTGTTGGACATGTACCGTCATCGTTGAGTACTTCCCAGCAGTACTCACAGAATTCCATAACAGGAACTTTGCTATCACCGATATATTTAGGCATATTATTGCACCTCCTTAATTCGTGCGACCATTTCGTTATTCAACTTGATATATTGAGTGCTAATTGCATTAGTAGGTTTTCCCATAAGTAGCAATCTACGTTGCGCTTCTTCTAGCGTTTTGAAGCGGGGTTCATATTCAGCTTTTATAGCGTTAATCTTATCTTCCTTTGTAGGAACATACGGATCAGGCTCAATAAATTTTCCGTTTACATACAATTTACCGCTCATAAATTCATCTAGCATACTGTCACCATCTGCAGAATACACATATTGTGCATTTGGATAATCGTGTTCAGCTTGCGCCATAATATCATCACGGCTCAACGTGTTATCACACAGGGATGTAATACGCTCCCCTTTGTCATTTAAAATAAATACATATTGATTCATAGTAGCATCCTTTCGGAGGTGAAATTATGCGCCGTTACGCCGTTATACTAAAACGTAGACAACGCAATACCATTACATTAAGGCAACTATTTAACGAGTGGTTGCCTATTCACTCACAAGCTATTACTAAGAGTGTCGTTAAGTCTTACCATATTGCTTTTAAACACATATCCAACATAGCGGATATGCCTATCACGGATATTCATTTTCAGCACCTTCAAAATGTGATTAATTCCATGCACGTAAAAGGACTTTCTTACTCATCATGTAAGAAAGTCCGCACGTTACTTAATCAATTATTTAATTACGCAATCATCCAAGATTACCCTATCACTAATTACGCCTCACACTTAAATCTAGGGCCCAATATACCAATGATTAAAAGAAGAGTATTCACTCGCCAACAAATCAACAAATTATGGGCGATAGATAATTCTTATTCCCAAATGATTTTAATGTTGCTCTACACCGGGCTCCGTATCGGCGAGCTACTTAACTTACGTAGGCAAGATATCAATAGACGATCATTATACCTTATTGTGAGACACGCTAAAACAAAAGCTGGTGAAGGGCGTATCATTCCCATCCATCACCGCATCATGCCATTAATTGAGCAATTATACAACGATACAGACAATTATCTATTCACCATCAGCTACACATCATTTCGCAAGCATTTCCATGATATTATGAAACAACTTAACTGCAAGCATACTATCCACGATACCCGGCACACATTTGCAAGTCTACTTGATGCGATTGCGCCGCCTAACACGTTACGCGCGTTGTTAGGTCATAAACAAGGCGATATCACTACCAGGGTATACACGCACAAAACCATTCGGGAACTACGTAAAACAATAGAATTATTAAAGTAACTCCCCAGTGGGGACGCGATAACTATGATTCTGATGAGAGGAGTCATTGGGTTACTTTTCCAATATCATTTATTGAATGCTATTCTGCGGTGCCGTCTATAATTGGAGGTTCTAGTGATAGCATTAAGATTTACAATATTAATAAGACGGGTTTTGAAAAAGTTTCTTATTATAACTTTCAAACAAATAAGACAGTCTCGAGACCGTGTCTTTGGTTAGCAGTTGGTAAAGCTTAATGCCCAGTGGGGAATATCCTGGTTTGATTCCAATAGGTACTACAAAGATATTTCGCTACCGATTAACAGTACTGTTCTGGTATCCTTAGCCGCCGACGACTCTGTCAGTGTTGCGACTTCTGGATCGGAATGCTTTATTTCGTGGAACAGTGGATTTTCTCAATCTAATAGAACCGCAATCAGATTCTTAACTAACAGAGCAGATACTGGAAGTTTTGTGTGGATAGCCGTCGGATTATCTTAATACCCAGTGGGGAATAGGCGTCCAAGATAATGTAACTAAGACAGAAGTGCGATTCCCTATCAAATTTACAACTTTATTCATGGCGAACGCTATTGATGCGTACTGGTCGGGCTCAGATACCCCTAGGTATTTTGCCAACTCCGTGACTGAGAGCGACACCACTAAGGCCGTATTTTCGGCAAGTGATAGATATGCTGCTTCTTATTACTGGTTCGCTCTAGGAAAAATTTAATTACCTATAATCAGAAACATAATCTGGTCACCAACACCTTGCTGCCCTCTATAATCACTATCCTTGTACGTCAACTGATTTCTAGATGTCGATAAAATGATTTCAGAAAATGAATAATCACCGTTATATCTTGTTGCAGAAACGGCGATAGTTTTATTACTGAACTCTATCGGATATCGCACAGTCCATGGCTTTGGTTGATTATTAGCATTAAATAATACCCACTGGATAGTGAAACCATTTGCAAATTTAACAAAGCCTGCGCTAGCATCAAGTTTAGATGCTACTATAGCACCTTGGCCTAAAATACTTTTAAGCGTGCCCAAGTTAAGCACTTTGTTTACATCGCTATCATTGTAGTTAGTTGTAATAAAGCCAATAGTTTCTTGGGAGTTATCTCCCTTTGTTACCTGCAACCCTTGATTGTGTTTAGTGAGCGTTTTAATATACTGTCTAGAACTCACATCAAGTTTCTTATCGAACTCAGCTCGGTGTGCATTAGCCGATTTATTGTGCTCCTCTAAATCATGAATTGTTGCATATCCGTTGTCCTGTACAATAGCTTGTACTTTTTCGGCATTCCCAATCACTGTTGTAATAGTGAATGTATAGCTGTCCATAGGCGTAGTCTTATCTGGGATATAGTCCACATAACTACCGCCATTCGTGTAAGAGAAAAGAACCTCTCGTCCAGATTCGCCTACTTTGGCCATCAATCCAATTTCACGTGCATAGAAACCAGTTCCTAAATTCGCGTTCGATAAAGAAGCTTGAACTGTAAATTGTCCGTCACCGGACTTAGTGCTTTTAGTAATAGCCAACTCTAATCGTTTATCAGTTAAACCTGTAGCACGAGCAATTGATGCAGGGGGATCACCTGCGCCAATTACAATTTTAGTAAAAATTAAAGCCTGCTTGCTTGCGTTAGCTTCCGCTGTTGCATTAGTACCTGCCATTGTTGTAATGACAGCAGGGTATTTTGCCATTTGTACCTCCTAAACATGAATAATTTGATAAGTAGTAGCTGCACCACCTATATAAACTTTCTGAATCTGCGGCTCTATAGTGATTTTCAGGAAAGGCTCAATCACGGCATTCCCTGCCGAAGTGGTTACGCCGCCAATATAGACGCCTTCAGAGTTTATTTTGTGCACATATTCTATACTATCCAGCCACGACCTCTTATTCTTAACGAAATCTAATATTCGCAATACTCTTTCACGAATATTAGGAGTCATCATATAACCGGTCATTTGTAATTTAAAATGGTAAGGTTGACCGCCTTCGTAATTCCAATTTTCGATGACTTCACATTCCGAATATAATTCACCTATAGCTTCTTCTACTAATCCAACTGTCCCTTTTCTCCTGTGCCATGTAATAGAATTAAGAATTAGCTTAATTTTTTGTTCCATAGTTGCCGCTTCGTCGTAAAAATCAACGTGTAAATGCCACGCTACCTCATCTAAAATAGGGGTGCTTAACTCGTTTAAATGAGATAGTATAGTTAACTTATCGACCATTGGCATAAGGTCGATAAGCCGTAATGTAACGACTTCTGCAAGGGCTTGGACTTTTGTATCGCTAGCAATCGAGCTAGGCAACGTATCCTTTAAATTAAAATCATAGAGATTATTCATGCTCCACACCCCCATAGGTAATTGTCTTTCCGGTACATTGCGCTAACTCAACTTGATAACCATCCTCTTTACGTCCGTCTTTAATAACTGTGAAAGTAGGCGAAGTTACGGTAACACGTTTGGCCCCCGCCTCCATAACTCGACGAATTAATTCAGACGGTATAATATCACGACCTACTTTTGCAGATTGCCATTTTATGTAATCTGTGACAGCTTCATCAACACGAGTTTTAATTGTATCCGCATAATAGGCGTTATCGGAATCAATGTAGTACTGCAAGTCTATACTATAGTTTTTAGCTGTAGGCGCCTTTACTGATACATTATCAGTGAGTGGCCGCACCTTCTTATCAGTAAGTGCGTTTTGCACTAATTTAAGAATCTCTTCTTTGGCTATTTCACCAGATGCAAGCCCGGGATATACTACTATATCCCCCGGCTTAGGTGATACTACTTTTACAGAACTAATAAGAGCGGACGCTTTTTTTGTAAAAAATTCGTAAGCTCCTTCAGCACCAGCGCAAGAGAAACTTTCAGGAGCTTCTCGAATACGTTCACGAAATGCGTCGTCTGTCTCCGTATCGGCACCGCCTTCAGAGATTGTAATATTAGTTACACTAGCGATATATGGAATAGGATCTACAAGAGTGGTAATCGACCCTATCGGGTAGCCATTCCCTTTAGCTGAAGCTTCTGTGCATACTGCTTTTACACTTATTGTTGTTTGCGTAGCTGACAGATAGTAAGGTTCAGTTAGTGCAAAAAATGCACCATCTCCTGAAGTAAATCGTGTGCCTTTGGGGATGGCTATGCCCTCGGGTCTTGCCATTGATGCGGTTAACCTCATTGTGGTAACTGCACCTGTGGCTTGTAAACGTTCTACTCCTAATGCAATACCTATATAGTCTAAGTTGTTTCCCCTAGCATACGCCAGAAGATTTTGCTTGCCGGTATCATTGATACGATTAAGCAGTAGGATTACTACGTTAGTAATTACCAATAGAAATAAACGAATTGGATCGGCCGGAGCTAGTGTTCGCCCAGTTACGGAAGTGTAGAGAGCGAATATTTCTTTTTCAACGGCTTCTTTATCCGTCGTGACAAAGTTAATTTCAGGTAAATTCATTATTATCGCCTCCACGGTGGTAAATTAATAGTCGCCCTTATATCTACATCAGGGCATTTCAAAATAAGGTTAGCGGGCAATATCACATATTGAGCATACTCTTGATTGGCTTCTAACAACACATTCATATAGGCTTCGCTACCATACACTTTAAATGCGATACCATCCCACATATCCCCTTGGATTGTTCTATACTGATTCATAGCCACCTACACTTTCTAGCCATTCATCTTTTATGGCAATCGATACCTTGGGTATCAAGTGCCCTTCCTCCGCATCAGTTGCTTCTGTACTTTCAAAGTCAACGGACACAACTCTACATCGTGGCTCATATTCAGTAATGGCCCGAATCACCTCTGCAGATATTCTGGCCATTGCTACTGGTAGTGGTAAATCGATAACAGTTCCATCAATACCAAATCGCCTATCAAGTGGTACGGAAAATTGCGTTGTAGAAATAATAGTTCGCACATTTTGAATGATTTCGGTAAGAACATCCTTCGGCGCAAAATCAATGCCATCAAGGCGAGCGCTTACATCAATTTGCATTTGTATCGCCTCCTTGTTTAGGTGTGATTACAACTTTAGGAATATCCGGGGCCTCCTTCAGCGTCACATTAATGGATGCGGACAATACATTACCTCGATTATCAATTGTATTCATAGCTGCGCTTATGCTGGTAATCAGTAATTTGTGTTCACTAAAGGGCTTACCATTAATGATCAACTGTTCGGCTTGTCCTTCTCGGCACATCTTGGCCACTTCTTCAATTTCTTTTAGAGGGTCAACGCCCAATAGCTTATTAAAGTTCATCGTAAAAGAAATATCATCCGCATCAGGTCCCAAGAATTCAAGTATTGGTTTCTGTCCTATGATTTCGTGGGACGCTGTTCGAGCGTTGATATTCCGTGCCAATGCATCGAACGTACGCACCGTATGGGATGATGCCACAAACACAATTTTTCCAAAGCTCCCTAATTGGCGTTGCGGTAGGTATCCTCCCAGGCCAAACTTATCAGCTAAATTAGATAGGCGAGAGTAAGCCACATCGCCTAATTGTGTATTTTGTAAATTCTTTAATCCTTGCGAATTAAGATTCTTCTTATAGTTGGCAGCAGTACTACCTAATT